TTCGTTCTCCCAGAAGTCGGTCCAGTCGTTAAGTGTTGCTTCAGTAATCATAATTCAGCAAGATGCAGGCATGTACTCAGAGGAGGGCATTTTATCGGTGTTGAAGTCAGTAACCTCAGCACCATTAGCAATACGCGATGCCCACTCATCTTTGGCGGTGAGCATGGTAACAGTGCTGTAAGACTTCAGACCATTCTTACGCCAGGTAACACGTTTTTGAAAACGCTTAACACCTTCATCAGCAATATATGCTTCGGGGAAGAAGTCAACAATGGTGACGTTGGTGGTGAGTTGCATAGGGTGTCTTGCGTTGATGAACTTATTATAGGGCATGAAGCGGATCAGGGAAGCGGTGGTGTGCCACTCCCTGAACTGGTCACCAGATCTCCGTGAAACGCTTATGTGTTGCTTTGGTCATTCTACCATCTTTGAGCATGTTATCGCAAACATTGCAGAACACTTGGAACTTCTCAATGCGAGTTAGTTTGTCGGCATCATCACACTTTGACATGATGTCGATCATCATTTTCTTAGAAGTAATCATTTTTGAACGATGCGATAGTCGATGGAAAGGATGCAATGTGCAGAATCATTTGTGAGATCTTCTACAAGATCGTCCTCATCATCTGCCTCCCAAATTTCGCCAACATAATTCAGAGCAAGTTCTTCGCTAGTGATAACATCGACAGAAGGATCATAGATGCTGTCATCAATTTCAAAATCAATGTGAGTGATGAGGAATTGCATTGTCATCAGTTGTAAGCAGTTTCGGTGTAGGTAACATCAGTGCCAAACATCTCCTCGAAGAGGTTGAGATTCTGGCGGTCGTATTGGTCGTTGACAATCCAGATTTCTTGTTTGACCCATGCCAACTCTGCATTGAGTTTGTCCATCTTAACCCGCAGGTCGTAGAGTTTTTGGTTGCGCTCAGTGATGGTCACTGGTGTGTCTCTCGATTACCTTGTAATTATACTGCACCACAGAGGCGGTTGGTGAACCCCTGTGCCACCTTCTGAACTGGTTTGGGTTGTTTACTCATCATCCACAGATCATATAGGATCTGCTCATTCTCTCTTGCCTCTATTTCATGTGGTTGATCCTCATAACTCCATTTGTCTGCTGGTTCTTGACAATAATACAATTTTCCACTTCGGCAGCGCAGCGAACCATCTATCCACTGTGCCATGTGGGTCAGTTCATGAAAAAGAGTTTTTACATACAATTCCTTCTCCATATGTGCTTGAAGGTCAATCAAGAACGCACGGGGGCGACTTGATGGACCATTAACATCACAATAACCAATAACCTGATCACACTTCAATCCACGGTGAACAATATCAATATCAAGTTTATGGCGTGGATAATAGGTATTCACAAACCAAGAGGTAACATCCTCACAGAGTTTTTTAGAATAACCGTATCCAGAATGATTGATGTAAGACATTGTCCCCAATGAAGAAACCAAATAAATGAACCAACAAAAATAAGTTTTTCTTTAGATGTCATCACCAAGGAGCACCTGTATATTCAGGATGTTGAACTTCATCCTGCGGATCTGGATCTATATTGCTACGATAATTTGGTTGATGATAAGTTATTAGTTCTTCCATTAGAGACTTAGATGGCAACTTTTCAAAATTCATAGCAAGAACAATTCTCTCACCTTTAGTTTTAGGAACTTCATGAAAAAGATCTCCAGGAAAAATTAGCAACATTCCATTTTCAGGTTTTACCTGTATATTACCACCAAATATAATTGGAGAAGCATCTGGTTCTACATCAACATAATATACTGCAGAAAAAATAGATGGGAAGTGAGCATGTTTAAGACAAAAATCATTTTTCTCATACATCGCTGCCCAAAAATTGGTACAAGCAAAGTCTATCTCTTCCGTCCAATAATAGTATTCTTTAGTAATAGATTTTACATAATCATAGACATGTTCAATAAATGGCAGAAACTTATGTTCTTCATGATGCAACATATAAGTTGTATGCCATGATTTTATATTAGTCTTATTGCTAGAAGGATTTGATGTTCTATAGTTCTCAATAAGTGCCCTGAGATGCTGATTCAACATTTCATGATTGGGAAGAATCTTACTAAAAACAGGTTGCTTAACATTAACTCTCGCTAGATTTAAGTTCATCGTTTGTCCTCGGGTGCCATATTTTTCAATGCGTCGTATGTATCTGAGTAGGAGACTTCCCACAATTCATTCAGTATAGCATCATATTGCTTATATGTCGATCCATCAACAATACTGTTTACCTGTTGCTTACGCACAGCATCGAAAACAAGTTGCCACTGATGATGATTCAAATTTGGGTACATAGTTTCAATCACTTGTAAAGATAAGATCCTGCCCAGTCAGCGTGCTCCAGCAACCACTCACGATCCTTGATCAATCGCAGATCAAAGCGCACATCTTTAGCAGGACCACGCCAAGATGCTGCCTTGTAAACTTCACCAGTCTTCTTATCTACGAAGGCGTGAACACTGCGGGAACCATTCTCACATTCCATAATGATTTTGTGATACTTACGTCCTTCCTCAATGTAGAACTTATATTCAAGAGTATGACCTTTCTTGGTGAAGTTCATCAGCAGAGCATCACACAGCATCAGAGTCCACTTACGAACATTCAGTTGAATGGTGTTGCGAGCATCCTGAGTGGCAACGTAATCAGAGAAGGTGGTTCGCATTGGTTTGAATCGTATGAACGTATTATAGGGGCATCTGGGGGCATTTCAGCGCCCCCTGTGCCAGTTATTCAGTTGTCCATCTCACGACGGAGTTGACGCAACTGATCTTCTAGTTGTAACCTAACGTATTCGGGGGTGTAAGTTCCCTTATCTTCCCTACGTCGATTCATCTCATCTTCCACTTTCTTAGTGATAGATGCGTGGCGACGAATTTCACCGCCCATTGACATCTGGTTTTTAGTTTGATCCATGCAAAACTTAAGTTGCAGGAGTTCCATATCATCAAATTCAATCATGCTGCAAGTGCTCCGACAGGAATTTCAACAATTTCTGGTAGTTTATCATTAAACTCATTCATATCATAGCACACCCACTCACCATTGCGGAAAATATAGGAGAACTCTTCACTATTATCGGGAAGCAAATACTCACAGAGATCAGCATCAAGGCGAGGAGGGCAATCTTCACCGCGAGCAGAATAATACTCGGGTTTGTGGTCATCATTCCAACATGTAGACATGTCACCACCATCAATCAACTCAGATGCTTTATCCTTGCTGTTGTAATGAGTATTCAGGATGCGTCCCAACCACTGGGGATAACCATCCCAGTGATGATAGGCAGACAAAATAGAATCGTCTGAGAGTTGGATGCCGATGCGTGAACGAGTTGCCATAACAAGAGAAAAAAATACTGGGACTTACCGATGCAAGCTAACGTGCCCAGTTTGTGTGTGTTGTGGAGTTTATCACCAGCAGTAGAGTTGCCAACTGACTCGCTAGGAGTGATGAATGGGTGTCCTGTTCCCCTCCACTTCCTTAATATACACGAAAAAGGGAGGTGCGAAACCTCCCTTGTGCCACTTGTTAGACTGACCCTGGTTTATCCAATGCAAACATCATATCAGTTACACTCTCTCGGAAATCCATAGCAACTTGACTTAACTCAGATGCTGGAAGATTGGTTTGAACTATATTACCATCGACCATAATGTTAAATGTTCCATCTCTATTCAAAATGACAGTAAATTGATCAAGCATGTTAGTTATCGTGTATTTTACATTCGGGTGCGGAAGGTTCGACTTCACAATAAAGTTCTAATGGTGAAGGATCGTGATGATCTCCAGCAGCAATTTCTTCTGCATGATTCTCAACATAAACTTCAAGTTCATGAAGTTCCTCTTCGATGTGACGACGTTGTTGAGGAGATGTTGTTGGATTATTAAGAATCCCGCGATCAACCTCAATATGCTGTTCTACGCTATTCATTGGGTTGTTTGTAACTTAGTGTACTTATTTATTTTAGTCAGTCATCCAAATTATTGCAAGTGCGCCAATGCTTACCAGCACCCTTAAGTTTGGAAACCATCATATCAGCAAGTGCTTCCATCTTTTCTGGATGAACTGCCCTAATTCCACTCTCTTTTACAGCGTTTTCAATACTCTCTGCCTCATTTTGGGTTAATTTTTTACCGTTTTTAGGAAGAGTCATAGACTTTTACTCGAACTATAAATTAGTTATAGATTTAATGTTTTCTTTGGGATCGATTAACAATTCTTAATCATCTTCATTAAAGAAAGTTCCCCATGTGCCAGAAGAACCATCTTGTCGATTCTCAAGTTGCTCTAAGATTGAATCTGTATCAATAACATTATCAATGGAAGAGATCATCTTTGCAATGGCAGTACATACCATTGGACGTTCAGTTCTAGCAGCAAATGACAATGCATTTCTGAGTGATTGTTGTGATTCTTTAAGAGAATCTTCTACGGATTTAGATAATGCCATTTTTTTCAGAGTTCTGTGTAGTCGGGCCAAGTTCCCTGTGCTTCGGGAGAATAAAAATAACCATAATCTGAATCGTAACTACTAGCACCAGAAGTTACTGTAAATGTCGTGAATGGATCAGGACGATTAGGATCATTGCGATCATAGTCATACCAATACTTAGAGTGCTCTAATGCTTTATCATTACATCGAACAACATCAACTTTACTGAGTAGATATTTTGCTTTACTCACTTCTTCTTGATGAGTTTTCATGTGATCTTTAATCACTTTCTCAACTTTCTCATAGAGATCCATACCGTTCTTCATCCTCCTTGACATATTTTTCAATCATAGCAACTATTTCTTTAGATGTCAACCCATTCAAATGTTTCCACCTAGGATCAGCTTCATCCCATTCTAATGAGAATGTATTATCATCATTCATATGAATTTTAAGACCATCATCAGCATCCATCTTTTTTATACTCCTTACGACATTTTTTTAGTTCCTTAAGTTCCTCTTTAATCTGCTGATAAGCATCCTCTGTTTTAATTTTGTTTGCCATTTCCATGGCTGTGATTATCTCAACTCTAGTACCAAAGTGTTGCAGTGCTCTCTCAAAACAATCTAATTCCTCATACATCAGAATTCTCCTTTAGTTTGTTAAGTTTATCTAGTACGCTTATCATCTCTAATTGAAGTTTACCAATTTTATCATCATGACTCTTCAACCATTCAAAATGTAAGCGATCTTGATACTCATCATCAATATTTTCATGATGCAAATTATATCTATCGATTGCCCATTGTGGTGGATCATATCCTTTCCATGGATAGAGTTGATACTCTAACTCAGCAAAGATTCCCCATAACCATATTCTAATCTGCTTTAACTTTGTTCTCATTTATCTGCTTCAATAATTCTTTTGCTGTTTTCATTGATCTTCTCCAAACAATATATTTGACAATAGGATTGTTTGGATTATTTGTGATCCACCACCACTTTCTCCTAATTTTAACTGATACTAATTCTAGCACATATGTAAAAGCGGCAGCAACATTTTCATCAGTCGCGATGAAGTATGCTACTACCGCAAAGAGAGCAAATATAATATAATATGAACTCATTAACCAAATTCCTCATTACGCCTACGATCAAGATATTCAATAATTTCAGAACGCCACTCCATCAATTCATGGTAACATTCTTGATTATGAGCACATTGACGAAGTTGATGATCTGGTTTTAGAACACTCTCATAAAAGAGTCCCAGAGCATCACGTCGTTTTTCGTGTTTGTTTGTTTCTGACATTAGTCTTGCGTTTCTTGAGAATAAATTGCACTGCTGATTTATAGTTAGGACACACCTTCACTTGCCCACCATTATGTATAACAGCAAATTTTTTAGTATTACCTAAAGGAATTGCTGCCCACATTCCATCCTTAGTGCAGTATCCTAGTGGGTTACCTGGTACTGGATCTAATACACCAGGACGAGGAATGAAGGGTTTGAGGAATGTTCCACTCATACAGCAGTAACACTAACTACTTGAGCGTTTGGGTTGCGAGCAAGAGCAACTGCTTTTGCCTCCTGATAGTCACGGGCATGAACAGTTTCATAGAAAACTTTGCCAGCAACGTAGAGTTCAACTTTGCACTTCATGATGATCCTTTGGGGATAGATGTATTATACAATGAAAAGTGGGTGAGGCAAGGAAATTTTATCATTTCCTTACAATCGAAACTGCAGGTTCTCCCTTGTTGAATACAGTGTCAACCACTGCTTGCACACTGCGAGAGGTGCTGATGCCCACCTTGTCGAAGACAGGCACGCAAACCATGCCGAACGTCTTCTCAGCACCACCCAGGCGAATTACACGCCCGATTGATTGTGAAATACCAATGTAATCCATATTACGCATGAACAGAACTGCCTCCAATCCCTTGACATTCATGCCCTCAGATAGGATAGAGTGGTGCAGAACAACAAACTTTTTGTTATCACGACCCCAGGCGTTCAGTGTGTTGAAGAATTGATCACGGGAAACTTTCTGCCCATTGATAATAGCACCAGTTTTGCTGGTGATATACATCCAGTTGTAACCACGCTGCTCAAGAAGATCAGTGAAGTCAGATTGAGAGATAAGACGAACAATCTGCTTTGTAGAACGAGCAGCAATCAGGATCTTGTTCAGAGAATTAGCATCGATAGTATCAATGAGATTCTTACAATCAGATTGACGCTGATCACCTGTAGGCAGTTCAGTGATTACAACTTTAGGAGGGAGAATGTACCCCTCTTTAACAAGTTTAGGTGCAGGAACATTGCAGATTACCTGTCCATAAACCTTACCATTGTTCATCCCTGGTTTCTGAGCAGTAAGAGAGTGCTTCGGAGTCGCAGTAAAGAAATAGCAACGATCAGCATACTTGCTGAAATACAAAGTAGAAAGATAAAAGTTTCTCTGAACAGAATTGTGTGCCTCATCAAAATAGATGCAATCAACATTGATGTCAGACTCAACAACACGCATCAAAGAATGATACGTTGTAAAGATAATACGATTACGCTTCCAAGTTTGCACTGCCCAGTCATAAATGTGTGCTGGTTTGGTGGTAGATTCGTGCTCAGTTTCACCGCTGTGAACATGAAGAACACGAACCATGGGATCAGTGATAACATCCAGAAACTCTTTACAGAGTTGTTCTGCAAGCAAAATACGAGGAGCAACAACAACAATGGTGGTAGAACCATCCTGATCAAACTGTTGCTTTGCATCTTGAATCATGCACATTGTCTTACCACCACCAGTCGGGATGATGACTTGACCCTTGTCATGCTGCTGCATTGCATCACATGCCTGGCGCTGGTGGGGGCGAAGAGTGATGGTCAAGCGTGTGTCCCGTTCAGTATGGAATAATTATAGCACAAAAGGGAACCCGAAGGTACCCCCTGTGCCACTAGAAGAACTGTTCCAATCCTACTGGTTCTCCAAAAGAATAATCGTAAGTAAGTGCATCATGACACACATAATGTGGATGATTAGTAGGTACACCAACTCTTTCACACATTTCTTTGTAGTTATCTTCCATCAATTCTACAGAATATAACATATTATCTAACACATGCTTTTCTGGGTGATATTTGATAAGTTCATTCTTAAGTGCAAGAATAAAATTACCAGAACCAGCAGAACTATCTAGAAATTTTGATTCTGGATTCATTCTCTTCTCAATATCAATCATCTGAACCATTTCTTCACACATTTTCATTGGTGTGAATACTTCTTGTGTTTGAGCAATTCTATCATTAGAACGCTCAATGTTAGATCCAGTTTCTCTATTATGCTGATTCTTATCAGTGTCCATTTCCAAACCTCTCAGTATATGCTTTGATGAGTTTTCCTTTACCAAGATGAGGAGTTCCATTTGTAGTTCCTCTTGCAATTTTTCTCAAAGAACTATCACCCTTTTGTCCCATAGAAACTAATCGTTGAATGATTCCTTCCTTTGATGTTGTTTCATCGGGTTTAATCTTAATATAATGGTGCTTGGAAGATTTTTCATAATCCAACCATGGCATTCCTTTAGGGTTTTTCTCTCCTGGCAAGAATACCTTTCCTCCTGCACCCTCACCATCATTTCCAACAAAGATATCAGCATCATGCCTGTTCTCGTACTTCAAAAATTCAATATGAGGATGTTTTTTGAATACAGGATCTAGTTCTCTTTGTTTGTCACCAATCTTCCATTCTTGCACACAAGCATCAATACTTGCAGCAAAATCTTTATCGGCACAATCGTTAGTGCTCACAAGTTCTAGGTCTCGATCAATCTTATTGAAATTATCTGATCCTTTCTTGATAGACTTAGGCAGCACAAGAATAATCTGCCCATCTTTTTCACGGACACGATCAGCACTATTATTCAAAAATTTAAGTGCTAATCCACCACGTTTTCCATAGGGTGGATTTCCAATAACAGCATCAAAATCCATATTGTGGTACTCAGTCTCTGTTATATATTTAATTCCATCAGGAATACTTGCCATTCCAGAAGGATTCATATCATAATCCTTATCTGTGTATATGTTTGTATAACCTCTCCTACACAATGTGAGAGAAAAATGTCCAAAAGCATCTTGTGGAACATAAATCATAGCATCTTTTGATAGATTTGTCAACATATCGACAAGTTCTACTACAAGATGTAGTTTAGGAGCACGAACTGCTTCAGGATTTTTCTCTTTAATTAGTTTATTATGAGATTCTGGTGTAAATCCATAAATTCTTTCTTGATCATAAAATCTATCATTCACTTCCTTAACTTTTTGCTTAAGGAAAGAAATAAACTCTGAGTAAGATGTAATCCACAAGGGTGCTTCAACAACTTCAGAAGATCCACCTAGAGTTGTTTTTCTGCATCCAGCAGCAAATAAATCAGATCGAACATAATGATCTGTTAAGTCAATATGACAATCAAGATAATCATCAGCAATAACTTCTTCAGGAAGATGAGAGTAATCTCTATCATCAAACCTTTTGAATCCTCTCTCTGCCTTTGTCATACCAACAAAAGCACACACAGGACGTTCACCAAGTTCTATCAATCTCTTGATCGATGCTTGTTGATGAAAATAAATCCTGGTATGCTTGGTATCTACTGGATCGGCATAGAAAGGATCTTCTACCTTAATCGCTTCCATTAGACCATTCATAGTGTAGCTAGAGCTCCCTCTTGAACCTTAACAAAGGCACTCTAGCAAAATTCAGAAAGGTTGTCAAGCGTTGGTACGCATAATATATGCTAATGCGTATGCGTTTGTACCAACAGAAGTTGTGATGCCAGCAGTGCTGTCTACGGCGTAGTTATTTCCAGCACCAACAATAAATCTATCTCGTAAATCTGGTGTGCCATCATTTCCATCACATAGTTTGTATCCAGAAGGAACACTACCAACTGAACCAGACCACATAATAATTCCACCAATAGGTACACCAAGAGGAGCAAATTCTTTTGGTTTGATACCAACTTCTAACTGATTAGAAGTTTCGTTGTAAAGAATTGCTCCAGGAACAATTCCATCTGGTGTTGTTTTCCTTGCAGATACGTGACCAGCAGAAGCAGTTTGTCCTCCAGCAGGATCCCACAAATCTGTGATAATATCAATCGTAGATTGTGGTGCAGATGGTGGAATAAAGTAACTATTAATTGAAGGAGATGCGGCACCAGCATCAAGAATAGATCTTGGGAATACCGTGTTGATGCCTATGACAGAAAGATAACCTGTTCCTCCATCTTCAAACCCTAAACCATAGTCTGTTTGACCATAACCAGGAACTGCCTTAAGCTTAAATGGTAGAATAGATACTGAACCACCTATTATCGTAGATGCTCCAGATTCAACCTGGAAGTCACCGAGATCTAAGAATGGAACAGTATTGGTTTGAGAAGTTTCATCAATAGCTGGTCTTGGATCTGTAAATGACTTACCATCGACAGTTCTGTAGATAGGTCCTGTAACACCAGACGAACCATATGTGAAGGAATCTCCAAATACTGATAGAATGTAATCAGATCCTTCATATTCTGATGTAGTAGTTCCAATTCCTACAGAACCTTCTTCAACGAATAAATCACCAAGAGAGACAGTCGCAGTGTTAGCAATGCTTATATTATCAGTGACGTTTAGATCATTAAATGTACTGATTCCAGTGGATGTATTAAAATTCTGTGTATCTGGAATTGGAAGAGAACTACCATCACCCAGTACAAATTGGTTTGCTCCTTGTCCTATGGTGACAACTCCAACAAATGTTGCATTATTGCTTACATAAAAATCACCACTAACATCTAATTCTGATTCAGGAATCTCTTTGTTAATACCAATCTTTCTACTACCACTAACAGAAAGAATCTCTTGATTATCTAAAGCAACAGCAAAGTTTTCTTGAGTGGTACTATTAGTACCTTCATTCATATTGATACGAATACCACCAGTATCATAGTTATTGATACTTAATCCGCTATTAGAGTATTGTACTGTTGCTCTCTCATTACCACTAACAGCAGTACCAATAGAAACTATTGCTGGGAAATCTGGATCTGTAGTAACAACATCTAATCTCGCATTATTTACTGCTTCAACTTGCAAAGTGCTTTGTGGAAGAGTGGTTCCGATTCCAACACTGGTATTAACAGTTAAACTGGATGTACTGGTGACTCCAGCAACATGTAATCTACCACCTACATTTACATCACTGTTAAGATCTGTGGTACCAGATACTGTAACCGAAGATAAAGTACCAAGTGAAGTAACATTTGCTTGTGCAGCAGTCAATAGTGTGCCATCAAGATTACCAGTGAATGTAGTAGCAGTAATAGCACCACCAACAGTTACGTTATCAAGATCAGTATGTCCATCTACATCTAAGTTACCGTTAGCATCAATATCACCAGAGAATGTTGCCAACTCAGCAACATTTAGAACATCTAGATCAGTTTGTCCGTCTACATCAAGATTGCCATCCGCATCAATATTGCCTGTAAATGTAGAAAGTCCAGTTACTCTTAGTGCGTTAAGAGTAGTAATTCCAGATACATCTAAGTTGTCATTAGCATCAATAGGACCAGTTACTGCTAAAATTCCACCAACCGTTGTATTATCTGTAATGGTAACATCTGCGATTGTTGAAGAACCAGCGAGGATACCATTGGTTATTGTAACAATACCAGAGAATCTGGCATTTCCATCTGAAGCAATACCAACACCTGGAAGGTTATTTCCATCAGATGGATCAGATCCTACCTGGAAAACATAGTTTCCTGTTGGATCATCCGTTCCCACACCAACATTACCCTGAGCATATATTGATGTGAACCCTAATCCAGGATCAATATCTAACCACTGTGATGTTGGTAAGTTGGATAGCGTAGCACCATCACCATAAAATGCAGTAGCAGTAATGATGCCACTATTTCCACTGATGGTGATTGCACTACCAACTTTTATTTGATCAAAAGTACCAATACCTGTAACTTCAACAGATCCAATGTTGATATTATCTTCAAACTTTGCGTTCCCAATAACATGAAAGAACTCTGTTGGTATAGTTGTTCCAATTCCAACCAGACCAGCAGTTGTAACTACAAAATTATCAGTATCAACTTGGACGCCATTTCTAAAACTGAACGCCTTCTTGAAATTAGACATATACCTTTTTTGAGTTATTTATTATGATTATTGTTCAAGTTCAGATATTGATGTAAAATATTCTGGCAATTCACCTTCTTTTTCTGAAATCCATCTCATGATGAAATAAATATCTGCCCTCATTTGTTCAATGTGCTTCAAGTTAGAGAATCTTCGGGACTGGGATTCCACTGAACCAACTACATCAGAAAGTCTGGATAGTTCTACATCCATCTCTTTGATGGTTTGAATTAAAACAGGAACAAGTTTCTGATAATTAACTGCAAGATAACCATCATCTCTAGTTGTTGTAATACCAGGTAATCCCAATCCTTCAACTTCTTGTGCAAGAACACCAATATCATGTTGACCATCTTTATCAGAAAGTTGATTCCAAGTATAATGGTAACCAGTTATTTTCCTGATTGCTTCGCGCATTCTTTCAAGACGAACAGGATGATGCTTCATTCTGCTATCTGATGTATGGAATGCAGTGATATCACCAGTTACATTTAATTCACCAGTAATATCTGTATTAGCATTGAGTTTAATTCTTCCAGTACCAGTAGTATTAAGATTTAGATCACCAGTAGTGGTGTTAATTGTATTGTCGTTAACAGTTCCAATTCCAAGATTTCCAGTTTGGAACTCCCCAGCAATAATAGCACCATCAACTTGAAGATTTCCAGAACCAATTCCACCAACGGTCAATGCACCTTGGATATTGAAATCTCCTTCAACATCTACAGCACCGCCAACATTCAGATTTTTCTCAATTCCTACTCCACCCTCAATAATCAAAGAACCAGTATCTTTATTTGTAGATTGTGTAGTTCCCTTAATAACAACATCATCACCAAATCTACCAGTACCAGTAACAACAAGATTTGATTCACTCTTAATTTCTCCAGCAACATTGATAGTACCACCAATACCAACACCACCTTCAACTACAATAGCACCAGTTTCTGAAGTTGTGGATTCAGTTTCGGAAGTAATTGTAAGATCGCCGCCAACTAAATCAAATCTCGAACCTACAATTTTAACGTCATTGTTAAATGAAACTGGACCATCAAACTGGGAAAGAATTTGTTTAGACTGACCACCTTCAACCTTCAGTCTTTCTTTAATAATAACCTCATCAAAGATTACACTGAGTCTTGATGCATCTTCACCAGTAATAGTTGGAATTGGTGCATCAAATGTTTTCTCTTCACCAGTGGAAGGAGAAACTCTCTTATTACCAATGTAGAAGTCACCATTGTTATTCATACCAGTATAAACAACGATACCACATGCTCTCTCTTGTGATTGTGAGAGCAGATCTTCTACTTCAGTTAGAGTTCTAGTTTGTACCTGTGGAAGACCTGTAGAATAGTTACCAGGACCGAAACCAAGATACTCAAATGTGTGACCAGAAGCACGTTGGATAGATGGTCTTCTAAATTCAACTGGTAAAATATTAAGTTTCTTAATAAGAGATCCTTCTTGGTGATCCTTACTTAAAGTTCCAAAATATCCACGAATAACTGATAGTTCATTAGTAGATTTTGCAAGAGGAGAAGAAATTCTCATAATCTCTTCATCAACTTGAATATAATCACCAATCTTAAATCTATTCTCGGTTGCAATACCAGCACTAGAGATTCTAAAAGTATTAACACCAACCAGAGACTCACTTAGTATTGCAGTCTCATTGCCATACATGGAGAATGATCTAACCGAAAGATTCTCACCATTAGAACCAGATAAACCATTGTTTGCAGATAAACCATGCTTCAATATCTTATTACCAGAAATTGAAACCGATGATTTGAATGTAAATGTATTAACACCCACACGCTCATTCACAAAATAATCACCTAGATTATTATTACTATTATCAACAATTCTAAATTGATTACCTGCAACAAGACCATGAGCAGAAGTTGAGGTAATAGTTACGACTCCACTATCAAACGCGGATGTCGAAACAGCAACTCCTGGTCCAACCTGTAGCATGTATTGACCTGGAGCAATCATAGGATCTCCAGCAGTTACAGCAACAGAAACTACATTGGTAGATCCAACACCAACTACACTGAAATAACCATCGGAAATTGATCCAATACCAGTGGTTTGGACAACATTACCGACAGGACTTTGAAGTCTATCAGTTTGTGCATTTATAGTTGCTTGAGTTCCAGTTCCACCAAGTACAGCATCATCTAGGTAATAGAATCCTCCAAGATAGTAAGAACCACCCGATTGAATATCTACACCAACAACAGATCCATCTGTAACTTTAACTTCTGCTGTTGCACCATTCCAAATAGTTAAATCACTGTCATCAAAAACTTTAACATTGTAATATGTTTTAGTTCCAGATGCTGGTGTATATCCAGTTCCTTGAACGGAAAGTATGCAAGATACAATTCCTGCTAAAGCATGTTGCCTATCAAATGAGACTGTTGCAATACCAGCAACATCATCTCTAATAACATTAGTGATTCCGAGTCCTACTGAGAAATCTTGAACAAAAGTATCAATAGATTCCTTTGTAATGCTTCTAGATAAATCATTTGTTACAACTTCACCAATAGGATCTCTCTTAGCAAAAGATCTCGCAGAAGGTGGATTATCTATTGGATTATCTCTATCTAATTCTGGGAAGAGATTGACAACATTCTGACTATACTTAAGATAAGTATATTCGGAATCAATTGCTTTATCTGCTTTGATTACATATAAGTGATAAATGCCATCCTGGATATCCTTAATGAACTCACTAATAATTTCTTTTCTGTAAATATAATAATTTGTTTTAAGATTATTCTTAGTTAATCTTGGCAGGAAAACTGTTCTCTGAGATGTATCATTACTAAATGTAGTTGGAGTGTGGAAAACACCAAAATTATCAGTCTTTGGAATTGTAAAAGTCTTATCATCAATAATAGATGTTACATCAAATACACCGTTAAAACCAAGATTATCCTCACCATCTGAGTTGTCACTACTCGTAACACCTTCGATGATGACTGTATCATTATCTTTTAATCCATGAGGTTGTTCACTAGAAACAGTTATTGCTGTTGCTGTTGCAGAACATGTACTGATAAATCTTGGATTTCTATTCCAGTGAACATCTGTTGAATCAATATTTGAAATAGTGAAGTCAGAGTTTACAGGAAGTTTGGATGTGTTTGTAGAACTAGATTCTTGAATCGCAAAAGTATCTTCTGGATTCTTAGCATTAGTAGATTCTCTTGGAATAACAACTCTTACCTTATAGATCTTATCTTCTAAACTTCTAGTATCCTCAAATCTCTTAACGAAAGAGCTCTTAGATCTCGCAGTTCCAATACCAGCAACTCCCAGTGTATCTAATGAAGTGTAAATCTCATTATCTGCATTTACATGAATATACCATCTATTAACTACTGGATCAAACTGAACAGGAGCACCTGCTTCCCCAGCAACCTTATCAGATATTCTGCTTTCAACATACATATCTGTGCCGAGATAACATCTAATAAAGATATTATTAATAGCATTTGATGGAGATGATGCAACTTTGAATTGAGTATCAGAAATCTTAATCACATAGTATTTTGTATGTTCTGTTAAGTTTTCTGGAACATCACCAGATTCACTTAAAATTCTAACAGATTCTCCAGTTACAAAGTTATGATTAAATGGTGTTGTAAATGTGTGACCATTCAATCCAGTTGGAGCACCTGAAATATCTAATTTCTTCTTAGATGCTGTTGTACCTAATCCAACCGTAGCAACGGTAGAACTTATTTCATTATCTACCATGTAAATTGATGCTTCACTTATTCCATATCCAGTTTGACTGGTGAAATTTACATAAAGTTTATCATCTTTCTTTGCACCAATTCTAAATCCTTGAGATATAATAGGTGGAATATCCTCACTACTATTAAATCCAAATAGATACAAATGACTTGAAATACCAACTGAAGTTGTAATTCCAACGTCTAATGGGAACCAATCAATATTCTGTCTGTCGGTAATATGTGAAACTGATTTTGGTGGAATGATTGATGTGATATAAGCAGAATCATCCTTATCAAATGCTGCTTTCTTAAATCCATCAGATACGAGTGAAATCTGACCAAAATTAGAGTTGGAGTTAGTGATTGAGTTATCACCACCTGCTCCAGCAAAGAAGTGAATATTAAATCCAATCGCAAAGACAGAAACAACTTGAACGAAACCATCATTATCTGCAGATATATGTCTCGTATCCCATCCTGGTCTATAAATTGCACTACTATCTAAGTGATAGACTGTAGCAGGATTTGTAGACGATGATTGTGTTGATAGTTCATCACCTGTTACTTTAGAGATGGCAATACTATCATAAGTTCTAGAGGACTCGTTATACTTAATGAACGCACGATCATCTTTTTGTAGAGAAACACCAGTGAATTGTGCGGTCACCATTGAACGGAAACCTGTTGCCTTATTACCATCAGCAAGGAGACCATTCATGCCCCAGACTGATCTCATAGAGCAGTTAAAGATATATGGAGATCCACCCTTGACACTATCAGTTTCAACGGTTACAAGGGCATCTGTGAACGCTGGAGATGCTGGTAAAAGAGGACTGATAGAAGGAATTACATAAGTAAATTTAGTGGCACTCAGAACTGCCTGAACCTTTGTAGATACATTATAGATAGCACTCAAAGACCCTGGTTGACCAACACCATCAATCTTGATTGGAGTATCTGTGGTTAGGTTATGCTCAACTGCTGTCTCGACAGTAATAACAGAAGATGGAGTTGCTCCATCACCTGAGAAGATATTTAAGATTCTAAGGGGATCAGTTGCGAAAGCACTAACAATCTCGTACTCTGGTCTTTCTTTAGCAAAAGATAGTGGTTGATCTGGATACTTAAAGTCAATATTCTTATCTACAGATCCTGTATTATATGCGTTTGATAACTTCGCATAATACATATCAAGATCTGTGAGTGTAAATGTAGAACTCAGATCTCTTGGAACATTAAGACCATCACAGTATTCAAATACTGTCAGTTTGTGGTGTGAAAATGTTGGTTTTGCAATATCACTAAAGTTTGTTGGATCAGTATAAACAGTTTGCTGCTCATTTCCATCAAGAATAGTAAATTGCCAGAAGTAACAATTACCAGTAATTCTGAATATAGCAGTTCTCTTTACATCTGGATCTGTTGGATTCGGTACGTATTTTGGACGAATTTTAGTTTTCCTGAGATCCAGACCTACGAGTGATGTACCTCTTGGTATAACAATACCACCGTACACACTGTTGAACTTATATAAAATATTTTCTTCTTGAGTTAAATCAAAATTAGTTTCTAAGTTTAGATCAAACTCTGTTAATGCATCAGTTAAAGTACCATCAGAAGGTCTAAATGCTTTTGCAGTTCCACCCTGATCAACAATACCATAACCAGGTCTGTTATCTACAATGTGCTCACCAGGGAATAAAAGAATCGTAGTTTGATCGTTCTTATCGTTACTTACACCTCTAACATAAGAAAATCTTGCAGACTCAATTAGTGCCCTTTGAATGGTTTTGAAGGGTTTTGTCAGCGAATTACCAGAGTTTGAAATACTATCAGTTGCATCCAAATCATTTGGATTAACATATAAAATTCTACCCTCTGTGTTCTTAATAAAGTTCTCTAGCTTATTCAATGGCATTGGAAAATATCGTCCAAATATTTCTATGTTCTATTTAGCTGGGCAGATCTTCCCTGTATTCATCTGGCATATCTTCGGGGTTCTCTAAATCAATAGGAAATAGACAAGGATGACATTGTTCCGAAATTAAATAATCCGATAATTTATAAAGATCCTCATAATCATATGACATATTTTCATTTGCTTCCGTTGTTACATCCTTATCATACAGATGACCATCTGGCAATTCATCAAATGTGAATGGAATATTATTGATAAAGTACATCTTAACTACAAAAGATGCATTCTCAAACCAACAATATTTTGAGGTGATTCTATACTTTTGAGACATAGGAACGTTCCGCTGCCTTATTTAGTGCGAGTAGGGAGACTTGA